TGAGGATGCCTTTCTTTTCTGGCGGTTTTGTTTCCATTTGTTTATCTTGCCTTGTAAGAACTTTTGTATTCTATCCTTTAACGCATTGATTACAGGTTGTGTAGCAGTCGCAGCTGCCACAGCCGTTACAGCAGTAACAGACGCAGCAACTAAGACTTCTTGCGATGGTAAAGGTATACTAGGTAAGGGTGGAAAGTGTATTTTAGGTGGTGGGTTTTCTTCTGTCCGCACCTCCTTTGTACCTTCGGGTCTTCGTAAATCTTGCGGAGGTACGACCAAAGGTTGATATGAGGGAACATCAGCTGTAGGGAGAGGTAAAGAAGGGGTTTGCAACTTAAAAGTTGGTGGTAACTTTATGGTTGGTAACTCTACCAAGGCTTACCTTCTGCGGTAACTGGTGTGTTAATAAGTGCTATTTCATCTTCTAACCACTTTTCTACACGAGCTACTTCATCAGTTCCAAGTTTTGCTTTGACCCACTCAAGTACTTTTGACTCAGTTAGATCTTTGTAAGGTATAAGAGTTTCTGGCTTTTCAAGCTCTACTTCACCAGTTGCTCTTGCTTTTTCTTCACTACCGTCTATACCTTTTACACGATAGATAACTTTTTTAACATAGCCGTCAGCTAGTTCTCTTTCTAGGGTGTTAACTTCCCAAGTTTTTGTAATTGCCATTATTCTGGTTTTGGATACTTTTGTTTAACAGGATCGACAATATCTGTCTTCCATTTTTCTATACCGTTGTGGTATATGTAATCGAGCTGTGAACCCCAATCTGGGTATTCACGCTCTCTATAATATCTATATGCAAGTTTATCAAGTTCTACTCTTGCAGCATCAACTTTAGCTTGGTCATACTCAAAAGGTGAATTATCACTAACTAAAAATACACCTTCTCCATCCCGTATCCAAATTGCTGTACCTTCGTAAGCTTTAATAATAGCTTCGTGATCGTAAACTTTATCCATTATGTTGTAAACTCCAATACACTTAAAGTAGATGTACCTCTTCCATGCCAAGCGTTAGTATAACTGTTATGTGATTTGTTTAGGTACATATCGCAATCATTATTATCCATATGAGCCAATCGAATTGAATAGGTTACAGTGCTTGTACTTGGACTGGTTTTTAAATACATCAAAGAACATTGATTACCTTGAGAATTTGTTCCACTTGTAGACATGACAGTACATCTTTTAGCACTACCATGTGAGTCCGATATAGGTTCAGGAGAGCCATCTATATATAACCTTGCAGCATGACCATTATTGCTAGAACTCATACAGAAAGATGCTAAAACCAATATTCTGTTACTACTACTAGCTGCTGCATAGGTTAAACTAATTGCATCATTAGTAAACTGACCTTCACTTAAACTGCTTTGACTAAAAGGTGCAGTAGTTGTAACTGAATGACTATTAACAAAATTTGCTCCTAGTCCTGTAGCAGTAGTAATACTTGTGCTATCTCCAAAATGTATAGCCATTATGATACCTCCGTTAAATTAAATTTGTACTTCTTACCAGAACGGTTATTTTTTAAGAACAAGTCTGATTCTCCTTCCTGTATAGTCCAGTTACCCCAGCTACCATCAACATCATTAGAATGTCCCTCGTTAGATAAGTGAAGGTCATTGGTATAGACGTTTGCCCAACGTACTGATGAAGAACCTAAATTGTAACTATTATTTGCACCGGGTAATAGATGACCAGATGCGTCTACACGGAATCTTTCAGCACCATTCGTGTGGAATTGCATAATATTACTACTGTTAGTATATTGTATCATACCAGCATTAATATCATCATTATCGCCAAAATTTATTCCAGTATGATCTGTACCACTTGTGCTTGTTAAAGTTAATTGTGCATGACCGGGGCCAGATACAACTAATTTAGGGTCTCCTGACGAAACGGAAACAGTTGCACCATTACTTGTAGTCTCAAACTTTTTACTGTTGTCATAATATAGTTCTACATTACTGTTTGAACTTGCTTTTATACCATCTTCACCTTCTTTTGGCCTTATATAAATACTGTTATTTTGTGTACCGCCCTGTATATAAAGACCGCCAGTATAATTTTTAATATAGCCATTATTAGGGGTATGTATAATTTGCATATCATCATGAGTTCCAAGCATAATATTTTCATTATCAGCAACTCGTAGATCTCCGGTAATATCTACACCACCGCTTGTTGTCGCAAGCTTTTCACTGTCATCATAATACAGACTTACAGCACCATTTGGTATAGTCTTTATGGCGTTATCTGTGCCATGACGAAGATATATATTACCATTAATGCTATCTATCCTATTATGTGACCCATCATGATAAATTTGTAGGTCATCACCTGTTCCAATCCTAATTATATCGCTATCTTGCATATCCAAATCACCTGTTATAGTGATTTTTCCTAAATTACTTACTTTAAATACATCAGTACCACTATAATCAACAGTAAGTGCAACACCACCAGCACCACCACCGCCGTTTATAGTTGTATTACCTAAAACGTTTGACCCACCAGAAGCCGTAAAATTACTTGAGCAACTTAATGTACCTGTAACACTAGCTCCACCACTTGTTGTCTCAAACTTTTTGCTGTTGTTGTGATATAGCTCTACTGCTCCGTCTGCTTTTGCAATAATACTTTCTTCATTATCTTTACCCTGTATATGTACATCTCCATCTATTTCTCTAATATATAAATCTCCTGTAGTGTTAATAATAAAACTATCAGTTCCATTATGATTCATAAAGAAATCTTGAGAGTCACCAAGTCTTAAGCTTGCATTACCAGAGGTGTTGTCAGGAAGGTCTAGATTTCCTGTAACACTTACGCCAGCACTTGTAGTCTCAAGCTTTTTACTGTTGTCGTAATGCAGCTTTACTGCTCCATTTTGTGTTCCTTTAAAAAGTGTTTCATTAGAACCAGCATTTCTAAAGACAATCTCTGAAGTATCAACATAGATTTTTTCACCATCTGCTGTATTAATTAAAAGATCGCCTCCACCATTATGTGAGATTATAGAGTTATTACTGTCATGTCTGATTTGTAAATCATTTGATGCTCCAAATCTAGCTTTATCACCGTCACCAAAAGCTATATCATTACCATTACTTTCTAAGTTACCGCCTAGCTGTGGTGATGTGTCAGATACTAAATCTGTATTAATACCTGATAAATTAGATCCGTCACCTGTGTAAGAAGTAGCTGCTACTGTACCTGTTACAGTAACACCAGTACTTGAGGTTGCTAGTTTTTGAGTATTATTGTGGTATAACTGTACTGCTCCGTCAGTAATAAAACGAGCCATGTATTCTGAAGTAGATTTATTAATCTGTACTTCACCAGAAGCAGTGTTAATTAATAAATTTCCAGTATCATTATCAATTACACTACCAGTACCATTGTGAACAATTTTTAGATCACCACCAGTTCCAAGCGTCAGTTCTCCGTTATCATTCAAATAGAAATTACCAGTTACTAATGCTCCACCACTTGTAGTCTCAAGCTTCTTACTGTTGTCGTAGTAGAGTTCTACAGCTCCATTAGAAAGAGCTCTTACTAAATTTTCAGTACCATCATGTCTTTGTAAAAGAACTCCGTAATTTCCCTGTAGGTGAAAATAACCGGCATCATCATGGCTTATAAACAAATCATCGCCATCATTAAATATTTCTGAAGTACTATCAGTACCAAATATAGCTTTTACGTTATCGTTATATTTATTACTACCAGTAAATGTGTTACCAGTAACAACAGCAAAGTTACCTGTAGCTGTGACACCATCTACCCAAGCACTACCAGTATAAACCTTAAGTGAGTTAGATGTAGTGTTAAAGAACAAGTCTCCTGTATCTAAGCTAGTAGTAGGGTTGTTTGCACCTACACGGTACTTATCAGTAAAGTCATTAATATCGTTAATGTTAGTAGCAACAGTATTTACATTTGCTATAGAACCAGCAGTTGTATTTACGTTTGCTATAGCACCACCAACTGTATTGACGTTAGAGATTGATCCAGCAACTGTGCCAACATTATCATCAATAACTGTTATGGTGTTACCCATAGCGTTACCATGTGATGTACAGTAGTACTTCAATGAGCTAGGAGCGTTAGCTGCTACAACAATAACTACAGTAGCACCTGAGCTACCAGCAGTACCACTTGTTGTAACTCCAGTAGTATAAGAGTTATCACTGCTATCTCTAAATGCAAGTGGGTGTCCACTGTTACTGCTATCAGACATATCAAATGTGTATGTCTTACCTCTAGCAAGTTTGAGTACAGGTGTCTGTACACCATCTATAAAGTACTTGTTACCACTTACGTTTTGTACAGTAACTGTAAATGTCTGATTAGCCCCAGCAGAGTTAGAAACACTATTTATATTTGTTACGTTGTTTCCAACATTGTTTACGTTAGTAATGTTACTAGCTGTTGTAGTTATGTTAGAAGCATTACTTACAGCTGAGTTAATATTAGAAGCATTTGATACCGCAGCATTTATGTTTGATGCGTTACCAGCTACAGCTGTAATATTTGATGCGTTTGATACCGCAGCGTTTATGTTAGACGCATTAGATACGGCAGCATTAATATTGCTTTCATTATTTGCAGCAGAGTTAATATTACTTATATTACTTGCTACAGTTGTAACCTCTGTTGCTTTTGGTACTAATCTGTGAAATGTGTATGTATGTAGTGTGCCTGTAGACTCTACTATAAATCCAAAGCCAGATGGTATGGTAGATGTTACACCAGTTATAGTAATGTTAGCATTGTCTGCTAAGTTACCGTTAACTATAGTAACTGTTGTACCACTAGGAACTAAGTTTGTAGAAGCTGCCTTAATACTTAATACAGCTGCTGACCCTGCCTGACCCTGTGGGTTAGTGTTAGGAAAGTGCTGCTCGCTTTCTACAATATCAAAACCACCAACATCATTTACAATGTCAATAATCCTGTCGTTGATAGCTGCGGTTGTAGCAATCGTAGTATCGTTGTCAGGAAATGTATCTCCATCTTTAATTGTTTCACCAGAACTTATGTTAAAGTATCTAGCGTCCGACTCAGTTTCAGTAAAGTATCTACCGTCAAGAGCACCACCAAGTAATTCAGTTTCTGTAAAGTATCTACCGTCTAATGTACCGTCAGCTATTTTTGCATCAGTAACTGCATCATCTGCTATTTTAGCTGTAGTAACTGCATTAGAAGCAAGTTCGCCAGCACCAACAGCGTTGTCGGCTATTTTATCTACAGTAACTGCATTAGTACCTAGTTTATTTACAGTAACTGCACCATCTGCAATTTTAGCACTTGTAACTGAATCTGATGCAAGGTGACTAGCGACTACTGCTCCATCAGCAATTTTAGCTGTAGTAACTCCATTGTTGTCTAGTTTAGCTGTTGTAACAGCCAAATTGTTTATCTTTGCTGTAGTTACCGCACCATTAAGTATTTCAGTAGCTGTAACTGCATTGTCTGCAATCTTGTTTGATGTAACTGCTGAGTTTGCTATATGCTGCTCATCTATACTTGCATCTACATAGTGTTCAGAATTTATGCTATCGTCAGCAATTTTTGTACCATCTACTATATCTGCTGCTAAGTGAACACGGTCAATAGACCCATCTACATAATGTTCAGAGTTTATAGAGTTGTCTGCTATTTTTGTGCCATCTATAGCATCACCTTCAATATCATACGATTGTATAAGATTAGGTACTTGCTCTTCCTGTGCTCTATACAAGAGCTGGGTGTTGTTATTATTTAAGTCAGCTGCCTTTACGGATGACCCTGCTGTATATGTAGCCTTAGCTACGTCCACACTGGTGTCACGATATATACGTATTTTAGCTGGACTGGATGGAATATTGCCTGATGTAAAGACTATATTACCGCCACCTGTAGTAGTGTAGCTAGTAATATTGTAGTGTGTACTTGTTGTTTTAAGTACGCCATCTACACGAACTTTAACATCAGATTCTTGATATGAAGGAAAGGTAAACTGCTTAGTCGCATTACCATCCCCAGTGTATTCTACGAATGTTGTTGCCATTTATTTAGGTATGTTGAGGATGTTACGAGTTTGTATTTTCTTTTGCCTTTGCTTTCTTAATTTTTCTCTTTGCTCTTCTATCAATACCATAGCCTCTGCGTTAGTAGTGACTCTAGCCCAAGCTCTACGACGTGCTTGTCTAAATATTCTATCTATCATAATATTATGGTAGTAATCTCTAGCATTGAACTCAGCACGTCTACCAGCTTTTATATCAGCATACATCTGCTCCATGGATGCTAAAATCTTAGGATCTTTAGCTAGTTTTTCAAGTTGCATTTCTAGACCTTCTCGACCTAGTTCTCGTTGAAACTCTGATCTAAGTCTAGGACTATCAGTAAGATCTGTGCTATCAGGTGCGTAGAATGTAGACAAACGTAAGTCGTAACCACTATCAAATAAGAATTGTCTACCAGCACTTTGCTCTAGATTCAGTGAAACTGGACTTACAGCATTGTACATTCTAGTTAAAAAGTCCCAATCTCGTATAGGTCTACCATTAAGTATGTCATACTTGATTGCTAGAGGTTTTGCAAATGGGTTGAGATATGTTAAGTTTTCACTAAGTAGGTTTCTATTACGTATAGACATCATAATACCTGAGCCTATCTCACGCATGTAAGGTGTAAATAATCTACCAAGTTCGTTACGTAAACCAGCAAGAGGCACAGTGTTGTTAGCAAGAGATGCTATGATACGTGGCCCTTGTCCGGGTCTACCACCAAATAAGTCTACAAAAGATTGTATACCAGCTAGATATGACTTACTTGTAATCGCCTGTGCAATAACAAGAGAAATCTTTTGTAGTTCTCCTTCTGTCCACTCTTCGCCCATAAGTTCACTTGCGTCACCTAC